GTAAGTATTGCCAAGGACTGTAAATGCCAGCCTGTTCCAAGTAATAGAAGGCGTACGTGAGCGATCGCATGGTGTTGCCTAGGGTGGTTGAGGGGTGGCCACTCATGTTGATTCCGTGAACAGTGAAGACCAACCAGTCCTACCCGTACAGCCTATCCTTCTTGATGTTGTGCCTGTAGTGGTCCTTCTGCTCTTCGGTCCACTCATCGTCCATGATGCCAGGAAGGTTGACGAATAAGTGCGAGGTTGTCTATGAGAAAGCTGCTACCACTTCGCGTGCCATTTCCACAGGTGTGCGTCCATGAGGGCTATTGCACTCAACAGAGAATATCTCAGTGACCAGCGGTTCCATTAGGCTCCAGAATTTGGCGTCTACACAAGTCTATAGCTCTTTAAACTATGTAGACTCGAAAGCTGAACCATCAGTAGAGATTGACATGCAGTCAGGAGGCATCTTCTTCTAGAAGCGACGCACCAGTTTTTTGGAATTCATGCCTTAAATGAAGCCAGGCTCAGCTTTCTTGATGGCCTTCCAGAAATACGACTGGACTGCGGCCAATAAGCAAAAACCGTCACCCTTAGGATTGCAGATGTTGCGGGGTCGGGTTTCTTGGTTGGTGAGGAAGTGTCCATCGTACTCCTTGGTAGCGGTGACATTGATCTCACCTGACTTGACCATTGCTATGTAGCTGCCGAACGTGAACTTGTTACCATTCAGCGTCCTACGGATTGCTTATTTGTAGCGAAGCGCCTTAGCGGGGTCATCCTCGAAAGCTTTGTCAGGATACGCCATAATGGGGTCAGATGTTTTGACCAGGTTGGGCTCGAAGCGTAGCATGAAGTAGGTGAAGTAACGATCTACCATCTTCCTGTACCTGGACAAGTGTTCCTGATCTATAGAGGTGTTGGCTCCTAAAATTCTGCACACTCCTGCGTAGAGATTATCCTTGTCCTTATGAGACCACTCGAACTCGTAACTGCTCTAGTCAATGCCTGTATCTTACGTCCATGCTGTTGCTAGTACGGTGTGGCCAGTATGAGCGATAGCTATCTACTCATTACCATACTCCACGAGTTGATTATGCCTAACGTAGGTCTTAGGGTGCTGGATGCAATAATCATAAAACTTCCGGAGCTTGGCTAAGGTGGCAGGAGCGTCACTTGTGTCAGGGTTCA